TTCAAACTGGCGGAAACGTTTTTAAATTATCACTTTATACATCAGCAGCTAACTTATCAGCATCAACAACTGTTTATACTTCAACTAATGAAGTAGCAAACACTGGTCAGTACACAGCTGGAGGTGGTACTTTAACTGGACAACAAACTTCACTTGATACAGGTGTAGCAATTGTTGACTTTGCAGATTTATCATTCACAGGAGTTACGCTAACAGCAGCGGGAGCTTTAATTTACAACACATCAGCGGCTAACAAAGCAGTATGTGCTTTAGATTTTGGTGGAGATAAAACAGCAACAGCAGGAACATTTACAATTGTGTTCCCAGCGTTTACATCAGCGAATGCAATATTAAGAATTAGTTAGAGGTTAGTTTTATGGCGTTCGTTATTAACGACAGAGTCAAAGAAACTACTTCAACAGTCGGAACAGGCACTGTTACTTTAAGCGGGGCACAGTTAGGCTTTCAAAGTTTTTCTTCTGGCATCGGAGCAGGTAACTCAACTTACTATTCAATTGCTTTAGGCAATCAGTGGGAAGTGGGCATTGGCTCGTTAACGAACGCTACTACCTTTACTAGAGATTCAGTTATATCTAGCTCTAACGCTAGTTCATTAGTAAGTTTTAATACAGGGATTAAAGATATATTTTGTTCTTTACCAGCAGAATATACACCATCACCTTCAATGCTTGCACAAGCATTTGTAAATACACATGCAACAACAATTACTCAAGATCAAACAATTGAATCTGGAGTATTAGCAGGACCTGTTAGTATAACAGGAACACAAACAGTAACAGGAAGTTTAGTAGTAGTATAAATATGGGCGGAATTTTACAAGTAGATTCAGTTTTAAATAATAATACGTCTAATTTAATTACACAGACGAATAGTACAACTATTACTATTGGCTCAACTGGTCAAACAATTTCTTTAGCATCAGGTGCTTCATCTTCAGGATTCGGATTATCTTGGAATCCAACAGTTCAAACAACAAATTTTACAGCATCAGTAGGTGTTGGTTATATGGTTGATACAACTACAACTGCAGTAACTATAACTTTACCAGCCTCTCCGTCTATAGGAAATCAAATTCAATTAGTAGATTATAATGAAACAGCAGCAACAAATAATATTATATTAAATCCCAATGGATTAAAAATTGATGGAACAACTAGTAATACAAGAATAATTAATGGTGGAGAAGGTGTTACTATTATGTATTCTGGAACAACTAGAGGTTGGATTCCAGTATCTGCTGCTAATGAAGGAACTCAAGCTCTTTTTAGTCAATATAGTTTAGATTTTTTAGTAATAGCTGGAGGTGGAGGAGGTGGAACTCTTGGTGCTGGAGGAGGAGCTGGAGGTTACAGAACATCTACACAAACAGCAAATATAGGAACAATAATTACAGTAACAGTTGGAGATGGTGGAGCAGGTAGTACAGGTGCTTATGGTGATCCGACTGGTATGGGATCATCTGGTTCAAATTCATCAATTTCAGGCACAGGTTTAACTACAATTACTTCTGCTGGCGGAGGTGGAGGAGCAAGATATGGTCAAAATGGAATTTCAGGAGGATCTGGTGGAGGAGGTGCAGGAGGAAGTTCACAACCTGGTGGTTCAGGAAACACACCTAGTACATCACCTAGTCAAGGAAATAATGGTGGAACTGCGGGTTCAGCACCTCAAAATGGAGGTGGGGGTGGTGGAGGAGCTGGGGCTGTAGGTGGTAATGGTTCTAGTACAAACGGTGGTGCTGGTGGAAATGGTTCAGCTTCTTCAATAACAGGATCTTCAGTAACAAGAGCAGGTGGTGGTGGAGGAGGTTGCGAAGGTGGTGGAACAGCGGGTAGTGGTGGATCAGGCGGAGGTGGAAATGGTACAAACAATAATACAACAGCAAGTGCTGGAACAACAAATACAGGTAGTGGCGGAGGAGGTGGTGGTTGGGTTACTGGTGCAGGAGGATTAGGAGGAGCTGGCGGAAAAGGAGTTGTTATAATAAGTGTTGCAACTATACATTATTCAGGAACATCTAGCGGATCACCAACAGTGACAACTAGTGGATCTAATACTATATTAACATTTAATGGGTCAGGAACTTACACGGTATAATTATGGCTAGTTTTGCAAAAATAGGATTAAATTCAAAAGTAATAGAAGTGCTTTCTGTTAATAATGAAGTATTAAAAGATTCAAACGGAATTGAGCAAGAACAATTAGGTATAGAATTTTTAACTAATATATATGGTTGGGCTATTTGGAAACAAACATCTTATAACACTCATAATGGAATACATACAGAAGGTGGAACTCCATTTAGAAAAAATCACGCTGGAATAGGTTATACTTACGATGAAGACAGAGATGCTTTTATTCCTAAAAAACCTTATAATAGTTGGATATTAAATGAACAAACTTGTAATTGGGAATCACCTATACCTATACCAAGTGACGCTTCTTTTGAAAAAAGATATAATTGGAACGAAACAAATTTAAACTGGGAGCTAGTTGAATAATGCCTCTACTTAAAGTAAATCAAATTGCATCATATAGTGGTAACACACTTACCATTGGTACAACTGGTGATACAGTTACCTTGGCTGCTGGTTCTACTTCTTCAGGATTTGGTGCGACTTATAATAGCGGATTAAACTGGACTTCAACATTAGTAACTTCAGCGTTAACAGTATCTTCTGGTACAGGTTATTTCGTAAACACATCAACAGCAGCAATTACTTTAACATTACCAGCTTCACCTACATTTGGAAGTATAGTAGGTATTGCAGATTATTCAGGTTATGCTTCAACAAATAATATTACAGTTAATCCTAATGGAAATAAATTAGAAGGTGGAACTTCAAATAAATTAATAAGTACAAATAAAGAATCAGTTTTTTTAACATACACAGATACAACACGTGGATGGCTTGCAACATCTGGAGTAAATAATGGAACAGATGCTCTTTCTTCTCCTACATATTCAATAGATTTTTTAGTAGTAGCAGGAGGAGGAGGTGGTGGAAGAGATAATGGAGGAGGAGGTGGTGCAGGTGGATATAGAACGTCTACTCAATCTGTTCCAATTGGAACAGTAATTACGGTAACAGTTGGAGATGGTGGTGCAGGTACTGGAAGTTCAAGTTCAGCACAAGGAGCAAGTGGTTCAAATTCTTCAATTTCAGGTTCAGGATTAACAACAATAACATCAGCAGGAGGAGGAGGAGGTGGTTCATCAGGTGTTGTAACAGGAGCTAATGGTGGATCAGGAGGAGGAGGAACTAATAATTTAGCAGGAGGATCTGGTAATACTCCAAGTACATCTCCCTCACAAGGAAATAATGGTGGTGCAGGAACTGGTGGAGCACCTCAATTTGGTGGAGGTGGAGGTGGAGGTGCTAGTGCGGTTGGTGCAATTGGTACAACATCAGTAGGCGGTAATGGTGGAGCAGGTACAGCTTCTTCTATTACAGGTTCTTCAGTAACAAGAGCTGGTGGCGGTGGTGGTGCGGCTGTTTCAGGAGCTTCAGCTGGAACTGGCGGAGCTGGTGGCGGTGGTGCAGGTACTGGTAATTCTACTGGAACAGCAGGAACAGCTAATACTGGAGGAGGAGGAGGAGGTTGTGGTAGCGTCAATACTGGAGGAGCTGGCGGAAAAGGAGTTGTTATATTAAGTGTACCAACTGCTAATTACTCTGCTACAACAACTGGAAGTCCAACAGTTACAACATCTGGTAGTAATACAATAATGCAATTTAATGGATCAGGGAGTTACACAGCATAATGGCATCGTTTGCAAAAATAGGATTAAATAATAAAGTAATAGAAGTTGTTTCTGTTGTTAATGAAGTATTGAAAGATTCTTCAGGTGTTGAAAGAGAAGAACTTGGTATTCAATTTTTAAATGAATTGTATAAGTGGCCTATTTGGAAACAAACATCATATAATACAGTTGGTGGAGTTCATAAATTAGGAGGAACCCCATTTAGAAAAAACCATGCTGCTATTGGTTACACTTATGATGAAGACAGAGATGCTTTCATTCCTAAAAAACCTTATAATAGTTGGATATTAAATGAACAAACTTGTTTATGGGAATCACCTGTTGCGTATCCTACGGATGGACAAAGATATAATTGGAACGAGAACCTTGCAAACTGGGAGTTGATCAATGGCTAGTATTATAAGAACAGACGCACTTCAGAATTTAAACACGAGTAATATTATTACTCAAACTAATGCTACAACATTAACTTTAGGTTATTCTGGTCAAACTATTGCAGTAGCATCTGGTGCTACTTTATTAGGTGGTGGAATTACTTGGACTTCAAACGTAGTTACTTCCGCTTTAACTGTAGCAGTTAATACAGGATACTTTGTAAACACATCATCAAATGCTATTACAGTAACTTTACCAGCTTCAGCTTCGGTTGGTAATACAATTATACTTTCAGATTATAATAGAAAGTTTGCAACTAATAATTTAACTTTAAATCAAAATTCATTAAACTTTCAAGGCTATACTTCACCAAATCCAGTTTATTCAACAGATGGTCAAACAGTACAATTAGTTTATTCAGGTGCAACTCAAGGTTGGATTCCAATTTCTGATGATGATGTAACTAATGAAACACCTCAAACTTATTCAATAGAATTTTTAGTAGTTGGTGGTGGAGGTGGAACAGCAGGAAATAGACAAGGGGGAGGTGGAGCTGGAGGTTTTAGAACATCAACTCAAACAGTAAACGCAGGATCAGTAATTACAGTTACAGTTGGAGCTGGTGGAGCTGGAAAAACTACTTCTGATGGTAGTGTTACGTCTGCACAAAATGGTTCAGACTCATCAATATCAGGATCAGGATTAACAACAATAACATCTGCTGGTGGTGGAGGTTCTGGAACAAATGCAGCTAACTCTGGTGGTTCTGGTGGAGGAGGTGCTAACTTAGGGGCTGGTCAATTTTTAGGAGGTGCAGGAAATACTCCAAGTACTTCTCCTTCTCAAGGTAATAAAGGTGGAGATGGTGCATCAAGTTATTTTAGTGGTGGTTGTGGTGCTGGAGGTGGAGGAGCAGGAGCTGCTGGAACAAATTCACCTGGTGGAGGTGGTGGATCAAATGGAGGAAATGGAGTAGCTTCTTCAATAACTGGATCATCAGTAACTTATGCTGGCGGTGGAGGAGGAGGTGGAAATTCATCTGGAGGAACTGGTGGAACAGGGGGTGGTGGAAATGGAGCAGGTGGAGCTCCTTCAACACAAGTAGCTGGAGTTAGTGGAACAGTAAATACAGGAGGTGGTGGAGGTGGTGGATCTGATTGGACTTCAACTCATGTTACACAATCATCTGGTGGTTCAGGCGTTGTTATATTAAGTATGCTTACAACAAAATATACTGGAACAACAACTGGTTCACCTACAGTTACAACAAGTGGTAGTAATACTATATTAAAATTTACAGGTTCAGGAAGTTATACAACATAAAATAAATTATGGCACACTTTGCAAAAATAGGATTAAATAATAAAGTTATAGAAGTTCAAGTTATTTCAAATGAAGTATTAAAAGATTCAAATGGAGTTGAACAAGAAAATCTTGGTATAGATTTTTTAACTAAATTAACTGGCTGGGCTATTTGGAAACAAACTTCTTATAATATAAATTTTAGAAAAAACTTTGCAGGTGTAGGATCTACTTATGATGAAGATAAAGATGCTTTTATACATCCAAAGCCTTATAATAGTTGGATATTAAATGAACAAACTTGTCAGTGGGAATCACCAATTCCTATACCAAGTGATGGACAAAGATATATTTGGAATGAAACTACACAAAATTGGGATTTACAACAGTCTTAATTTAATATAATCAATCATAATGATTGAATCTACAATAAACGGAATATTTCCAACTCCTGTCTATATGTCAAAATTAGACAGAGAACTTACTAAAAAAGAATTATCTTTTATAGATAAATCTAAATTAGATCATTATAAAAATGAAGGTAATATTACTTCTAATGATAATTACATATTAAACCAAAAAGTATTTAGTTCATTAAAAGAAGATTTATATTTAAGAGTTCAAGATTACTTTAATAAAGTATTATCTACTACAGATGCAGTGACACCTTTTATTACACAATCTTGGTTAAATTATACTGAAACAAATCAATACCATCATAAACATGAACACCCTAATTCATTAGTATCAGGAGTATTCTATGTTAATTGTCATGAAGAATTTGATAAAATTAAATTCTTCAGAAGTGGATATCAAACAATTAAACCAGAAATAAAAGATTGGAATTTATATAATTCTGAATCTTGGTGGTTTACTGTAAAAACAGGAGATATTATATTATTCCCCTCTTCTTTAACTCATATGGTAGAAACTAAAGAAGGTGATAATACAAGAATTAGTCTAGCTTTTAATGTATTTATTAAAGGCACTATTGGTAACAATAAGAATTTAACAGAGCTGATACTTTAGGCATCTTCAACAATATGATATAATTCCATATTGGGAGGGGTCTTCCACCTATACACCAACCCTTCCCACTATAGGATTATTATATGTTTTTTGGAGCAACAGCATTTGCAGAAGCACCTTTTTCATCAGAAGGTATTATAAATCAAACAGTTGAACTTACAGGAGTTCAAGCTGCGACTAATGTTGATAGTGTTTCTATTCTAGCTGGTGGAAGTGCATCTATTGCAACAGGAGCAGAAGTAGATTTACATGCTACAGTTAATACAGTTGAAATTACAGCTGATGCTAATGTTAATGCTAGCACAAACTTATTAATTTCATCTTTAGGTAATGCTTCTATTGAAGCAGAAGGTGTTGTAACTTTAAGTACAAATTTATTAGTATTAACTACTGACAGTGTTTCAATATCAATTGGACCAAATGTTAGTGTATCTACAAATTTATTACAAACAGCAATTAATTCAGTAGGTATTGATATCGCATTTACTATTGATGTAGTAGGACAACAATTAAATTCAACTGTTAATAGTGTTCAAGTATTCCCAGTTACAATTGTTAACTTATCTACTAACTTATTACAATCTACAGTTAATAGTGTAGTTGCAAATGCTAACGCTGATGTAAATGTAAACACTAATTTATTAACTGTAACTTTAGGAGATGAAGTAGTAACAGGAAATGCTATAGTTAGTTTATCTACAAACTTATTACAATCTGCAGTTGGAAATGCTCAATCTTCAGTATCTAAAGACGTAACATTAACAGGAGTTCAAGCTAATACAACTACAGGAAGCGTGGTAATTAGTATAGGGGTTCAACTTACAGGGCTTCAAATGACTGCTTCAGTTAATGCTCCTCTTATTATTTCTTGGGCAGTTGTGAATATCAACACAAGCAATACATGGAGAGTGGTTGATATTGCAGCTTAAAACTAATATAATAGATTAACTATGCCTTCAACATATTCTACAGATCTTAAACTAGAGTTAATGGTTACGGGGGAAGCCTCTAACACATGGGGAGATAAAACCAACTCTAACTGGAATTTAATACAACAAGCAGTTGCAGGATATCAATCTATTGCTTTAACATCAACGACTACAACGTTAGCGATGACAAACGCAACAGTTTCTAATGCTAGAAATATGGTTCTTGAATTTACAGGAACTTTATCAGCTAACTCTACTATTACAATTCCTGATGGTATTGAAAAGTTTTATTTATTAAAAGATTCTACAACACATGCTGGTTTTACATTAACATTTAAAACAGTATCAGGAACAGGTTTTGATTTAACAAGTGGTTTAAATTACTTTGCTTATTCAAATGGAACTAATGTTATTGAAGTATCTTTAGATAATATTGGAGGATCTGTTTCTTCAACACAAATAGAAGATAATGCAATTATTTCATCTAAGATATCTGCAAATCAAGTTACAACTGCTAAAATAGCAGATTTTGCAATTGTTACTTCAAAGATATCTGCAAATCAAGTTACAACATCTTCATTAGCAGATGATGCAGTAACAGCAGCTAAACTTTCAAGAAAATTTACAATCAGTACATCTAATCCAGCAGGCGGATCAGATGGAGATCTTTGGTTTAAATATACAGCATAATTAATCATGGCCGTAACTTCAGCAAATGTTTCGGGCACATTTAAAACAGTTACAGATATCTCAGGAAAAGTATCTGGTACATGGAAATCTGTTGATGAAGCATATGCAAATGTATCTGGAAATTGGAAAACTGTATTTATTGCATTTCAAGCAACATCTTTTATTACATTAACAGGAACATCTACAACAACTGTAGTACCACAAGGTGCTAATGCTATTCACGTTCAAGCCGCTGTTGGTGGTGGAGGTGGATCGGTTGTAGGTTGTGACTATGATAAAGCAGGTGGAGAATCAGCAGGAGCTGGTGGTGGATCAGGTGCTTATGTATCAGATAATATATTTTCAGTTGTAGCAGGAGAAACATTAACATTAAATGCTGGTACATTTGGTGCTGCTAATAATAATCTTGGAGCTAAGTTTAGTGTTGCTGCAAGTGCTGGTAATACTACTTCATTATCAGGATCTACAACAGGAAGTATATTTTCATTAACAGGTGGAGGTGGATCATCTGGATTAGGAGGTGGAGTTCAAGGACCTCTTAGAACTAATACTGCAGGAACTGCAGGAACTGCAACTATATCAGGAACTGCAATTACTTCTGGATCGTTTAATCAATCAGGAGTTGTTGTAAGTGTTTCAACTTGTACAGGTGGACCAGTAGGTACATTTAATCAATCTGGAAACGGTGCTGTTGGAAATATATCAGGATCTAATAATTGCGGAGGAGATAACTGTCAAATCGGTGGAAGTAATGGTGCAGCTTCTTATGCAGGTAATATTGCAGGTGGAGTTGGTTCACCAACAGGTTCAACTACAGCTGGTACTAGTGGTACTAGAGGATCAGGTGGTGGTGGAGGTGGAGCCCAAGTATCAGGTGGATCTTCCCTTGCTGGTAATGGTGGAAACGGTGAAATTGTATATAGATTCCTAAGAGTTTCTTAATTGACTTTATTTAAATAAAGTATATCAATTACTAATGAGCAATATATCCAAGTGGTTTGGTAAAGCTATTTATATTACAGCTTTAGATAATTTTGAAGAAATAAACAAGGACCTTGTTCCGTTAATCAATAAAGAAGTTACACCAACCAATAGCCAGTATTCACGGACCACGGACATTAAGCCAAATGAATTACAGTCTATAGATGATGGTATCCATCATGATGAAAGATTTAAAAAGTTATTTGATGCAATTCATCCAAAGATAATAGAAGCGTTAGAAATGCAACATCTTAATTTAGATTTGCTTGATGTTTATATAACTAAAGCTTGGGCAACCTATACTATTAAAGAACAATACATTCATTCACATAGACATATGTCTTCTCATTATAGTTTTGTTTATTATCCTTATGCTGAAGAACAAGGTGATTTAGTATTCCAAGACGATGATGTATCTAAGACTGGTTTAAATATTCCAGTAAGAAAAGAATACTTTAAGAAGTTCACAGAAGTAAATTACTCAAGTGCAATATACCCAGCTAAAACAGGAAACTTAATTGTATTCCCAAGTATGTTATTTCATGAAACTCAATTAAATAATACAGATAAACCTAGAATATCTATTTCAGGTGATATTATGCTTACAATGAAACCAAATATTAAATCAGAGCATAATATACCAAGTCCTACAACGTGGAAGAAATTAGGCTCTTAATTTACTAGTGAGGTATTTTAGTATAAAATACCGAATATGCCTTTAGTTAAGATACCATTAAAACCAGGGTTTAATAAACAAGCCACTGCTTCACAAGCTATGGGTGAATGGATTGATGGCAACAACGTTAGATTCAGATATGGATCACCAGAGAAACTTGGTGGTTGGGAACAAATTACAGACAAATTAATAGCAGGTGCTGCAAGAGCTCAATGGTCGTGGACCGATTTAACTGGCAGACGTTATGCTGCTTTAGGAACTAATAAGTGTTTATACATTTATGATGCAGACTCTTTATATGACATTACACCTTTAGATACAGATAGACAATTAACTTCTTGTACATTTACATCTACAACAGGATCTAGAACGGTTACTGTTAATAAAGCTTCACACAATTTAGAAGTTGGAGAATATATTATATTTACTTCTGTAACTTTACCAGGTGGTGGAGTAACTAGTTTTGTTGCAGCAGATTTTACAACAAATACATTTGAGGTTATTTCAACTCCTACAAGTGGAACATTTACAATTACAATGGCTGTAACTGAAACAGGAACAGGTATGTCTGCTCAAGGATCAGCAACAATGACACCTTATATTAATCCAGGTCCATTAGTTGCATCATTGGGTTATGGATGGGGAACAGGTACGTGGGGTTTATCTACTTGGGGAACACCAAGAACAACTTCTAATGCAACGATAGATGCAGCAGATTGGTCATTAGATAACTTTGGAGAAAATTTAATTGCAACTGTTAAAAATAGTAAAACATATATTTGGTTACCTGCAGGTGGAACAGGAACTGCAAATAGAGCAACACTAGTTCCAAATAACCCAACAGCAACCATTCAAACTATAGTATCTGATAGAGATAGACATTTAATACATCTTGGAACAGAGACAACTATTGGAAATCCTTCAACTCAAGATCCAATGTTTATAAGATTTTCAAACCAAGAAGATATTGAA